ATGGCCCCACGCGCCCCTAAAGACCCCCGCCTAGCGCGAGCCGGTGTTTCCGGCTACAATAAGCCGAAGCGCACTCCGAACCACCCGCGCTCATCGCATGTGGTTGTGGCGAAGGAGGGCGACAAGGTTAAGTTGATCCGCTTCGGCCAGCAGGGCGTCAGCGGGTCGCCGAGAAGAGAGGGCGAGAGCAGATCAGCCGCCGCGAGGCGCAAATCGTTCAAGGCGCGTCATGCGAAGAACATCGCAAAGGGCAAGATGTCAGCCGCGTACTGGGCGGATCGCACCAAGTGGTAACCCGATGGCCGCGTCGCTTCGCGGCTTGAGGCAGCAAATCGTGAAGCCGCGCAAGGGGCGTGGCTCTTATTCAAGGAAGGACAAGCACGATGGGATACGGTAAGGGCAAGGGCATGAAGGGCGGCAAGAAGGGCGGCGGCAAGAAGATATCGAACCAAGTCCTCGGAAAGTACGCAAACTGATGGCCAAGGGCGTCGCACATTATTTCCGCGACGGCACCCGGCACCGTGGCGGCTCTCACAAGATGCCCGACGGCTCCCTTCACAGCGGCGCTCGCCACACTGCGTCGAGCAAGAAGCTGTTTCACTTCGGACAGCTATCTGACGCCGCCAAGAAAAAGGCGAGGAAGAGGGCTTAATGGCGCGGCGGTTTCCCAGTGTCCCGAAGGATAAGCGCACCGGCCTCGCGAAGAAATACGTCGCTGGTTCGCGCTCTCCATCTCGCAAGGCAGCGGAGATTAAGCGCACCGCCAAAGCCTACAAAGAGGGACGCAAGATCGACGTCAAGAAAGTGAGCGCGTCACGCGCCGCGCAGTCGAAGAGGAAGAGACGTGGCAAAAGCTAAACCACTATCCGAGGCGACCAAGAAGACGCTCCGCGAGAAGGCAGAAAAGGCGAACATGACCTATGGCGAGTTGGCGAAAGTATATCGACGCGGTCAGGGCGCATACCTATCTTCTGGCTCACGCAATGTGCCAATGGCTGCTTGGAGTATGGGCCGCGTCAATAGTTACATTCGAGGCGACAAGGCGCGAACTGCGGACAAGGATATATACAAGTCTGCGCGCGCTAGGAGTAAAAAAAGATGATCACCTGCAATAACTGCGGACACCCGCGCCGCTGTGCCACTATGGATCGCTGCATTATGGGCAAGATGCCACCGGCACCCGAAGCGCCGAAGGAGCCAGCGGTGAAGAACGTCAACACGACCAGCGGAAACGTCCTGATGAAGGGCGAGAAGAGGGTCGAGGCCGCTCCGAAGAAGGCCGCGAAGAAAAAGGCGAAGTAAATGTCAGAGATGGACGACGTACAGCTTGGTTCGATTGTCAGCGGCGAGATCACTGACGCGCTGAACCACTTCGACAGCGAATACACGCAGGACCGCCTGCGCGCGCTGGACTTCTACCTCGGTGAGCCGCTCGGCAACGAGGTGGAGGGTCGGTCTGCCGTCGTCGACACCACCGTCTCGGACACCGTCGAGGCGATCATGCCGAACCTGATGCGGGTGTTCACGACGAACGACAAATATGTGCGCTTCGCCCCGCGCTCCGGCGAGGACGTCGAGGCCGCAGAGCAGGCGTCGGATTATGTAAATTACATCATCCAGAACCAGAACGACGGCTACAAGCTGCTGCATAATTTTTTCAAGGACGCGCTGCTGTTCCGTATGGGCGTCATCAAATATTTCTGGGAAGAGACCGAAGAGGTTGACGAGGAAGAATATAACGGCCTGAGCGAACCTGAGATGGTGATGCTGCTCAACGACCCGAACATCGAGATCGTCGAGCAGAGCGAGACCGTCATGTCGAGCTACACCGACGACGACGGCACCGAGGTGCCGGTTGACGTGATGTACGACCTGTCCGTCCGGGTGAAGCGCAAAACGGGCCAAATTAAGGCAATCAACGTGCCGCCCGAAGAGTTCCTGATCTCGCGCCACGCGGTCTCGCTGGACGAGGCGCACTTCGTGGCGCACCGCACGTCGCTGACCGTCAGTGAGCTTGTGGCGATGGGTTACGACCGCGACATCATCGAGCAGTACGCGGGCGAGAACGAACTGGACACCGACCGCGAGGTCAATAACCGTTTTCAGGATTTAGAGGCCGCGACCGGGGTTGACCCGGCTGACCCGACGCTGCGCTCGGTGATTTATCACGAGTGCATCATGAACGTGGACTTCGACGGCGACGGCATCGCAGAGCGTCGCCGGATTTGCGCGATTGGCGGAGACGGCGCGTACATCCTGCACAATGAGCCGTGGGATCACATGCCCTTCGCGGTGTGTTCGCCGATCCTGATGCCGCACCGCCTGATCGGGCGCTCGCTCTACGACCTGACCGAGGACTTGCAGGTCATCAAGACCACGCTGATGCGCCAGTACCTCGACAGCGTCTACAGCAGCACGCTGCCGCGCATGATCGCGGTCGAGGGGCAGGTGAACCTCGACGACCTGCTGGACGGCTCCGCTGGCGGAGTGATCCGCACGCGCCAGCCGGGTATGGTGCAGCAGATCACCGGCGCGTCGGTGGGCGGCGAGATACGCCCGCTGATGGATTACATCGACGGGATGAAGGAGAACCGCACCGGCATGAGCCGCGCGTCTCAGGGCTTGTCGCCCGACGCGCTCCAGTCTTCGACCGCCAGCGCGGTCGCTGCGACTGTTCGCGGCGCTCAGGTGAAGCTGGAAAGCTACGCCCGGACAATGGCCGAGACCGGCGTGAAGGACTTGTTCAAGGGCATCCTGCATCTTGTCTTGAAGCACGACAACAAGCCGAAGGTCTTCCGCCTGCGTAATAACTTTGTGCCTATTAACCCGGCGGAGTGGAAGTCGCAGTTCGACGTGATGGTGCAGGTCGGGCTTGGCACCACGGACGACGAGACGAAGATCGCGTTCCTGACGCAGGTCGCGGCGAAGCAGGAGCAAATCCTGATGCAGATGGGGCCACAGAACCCGATTGTGTCGATGGAGCAGTATGTGAACACGCTGCGCTCGATTGCGGAAATCGGCGGCTTCAAGGATGTCGATCAGTTCTTCAATTCGCCGCAGATGATCCGCCAGCAGATGATGATGCAGCAAGCGCAGCAGCAGGCTCCGCAGCCTGATCCGGAGATGGTCAAGCTACAGCAGGAGCTTGAGATGGATCGCGCCAAGGCGCAGGCTGACATTCAGCTTGCCCGCGAGAAGATGGAGGCGGAGATGCAGCTTGAGCGCGAAAAGATGGCGATGCAGATGGAGTTGCGCCGACAGGAGTTGCAGGCTGAGGCCGAATTGCGTATGGCCAAGGCTGTCACCGACGCCGACATTTCAACCAACCTGCCGAGGAACTAGGGATGTTTGAGAGCCGTTTCTCGATTGATGACATCATTCAGGGTGAGCGCGGCACGGCCAACCCCGATGTCATAACTGTGTCAGAAGTCGGCCAATATCCACCAATGGGGGCTGGGACCCAAATTGGCGGAGACAGCGGTGTATCTGCTGGCAGCGCGTATATACCCCCAGCAGAAGAGGGCGCAACCTTTATCCCTGTCCCAGATTTGGGCTTTGGCGCGTCTTTAGGCGCTGTCGCCTACCCTAACACGTTTCAGAACCTTACCCCCGGCCAGCAGGCGTCCCTGAACCAATACCTCCAGCGCGGCCCCGGCCAAGACTACAGCTTCGGCATCGTGCCGAAGATTATGGGCCTCCTTGGCGCTCCGACCAGATACGAGCAGATCACAAGCGGCGACTATCGCCCGGTATTTGTTGGCGACGAGTTTTACGGCAGTTTCGGCGCTGGCCCGTTCGGCGGTCAGGTTTACACCGGGCGCACGCTGCCTTCCGACGTCGCGGCGGAGTACGGCATCCCCGGCTTTGAGGACACCAGCAGCGACCCCGAAGTTGTCGCGCCGGTGGCGGATGTCACGGGCCAGCCGCGCTGCCCGGAGGGCTACATCTTCGACGAGGACTTGCAGGCTTGCCGCTTAGACACCAGCGCGCCGGTCATGCAGCCCCTTGAACAGCGCACGCCAACGCGCACATATAGCCTGTTAGATCAAGCACCTGACGGCTTGCTGGAGTTCCAGCGCCGCTACGGGCTGCCGCAACAGCAAATGGATTTCAGTCTGCTGACATGAACGAAGGCAAAGCAAGAGAGAGACAGGACCGCGCCGCTAAGGCTGAGGCGCTCCTGCGAAATGAGCTTTTTGTCGAGGCGTTCGAGTACCTCGACGAGCAATTCATTGATGCTTGGAAGAACTCCGGCATTGATGATGCAGAGGCCCGCGAGAAGTTATTCCACCTCATGCAGGCACTTGGCGCTGTCAAGGGGTACTTCTCTAGCGTGGTCGAGGATGGTAAGTTGGCAAAGGCCCAGCTTGACGAGTTCAGGCGCTATGGCCGCATAAACTAGGAGCTTTTTGATGTCCGACAATCCGCAAGGAACCGGCCCCATTTCTTTAACTGATGCAGTTTCTCTTCTGAACACGCCCCCAGCGGACACCGTGGCGGGAGAGACCACCGAGGCGCAAGAGCCTCAACAGCCTGAGACCGAGGCGTATGAGCCGGAAGAGGAGACCGCAGAAGCGACCTCGGAAGACGACTACGCGGAGGACGATGAGGGCGAAGACGCCTACGAGGCGGATGACGGCGAGGAGTATGAAGAGGAACCCCCGGAGGTCTACACCGTAAAGGTGGACGGCCAAGAGGTAGAGGTAACCCTCGACGAACTACAGAACGGTTATTCGCGGCAGCAGGCGTACACTAAGCGCTCGATGGAGTTAGCCGAGCAGCGCAAAGCCTTTGAGGCGGAGCAAGCTGAGACGAGACAACTTCGAGACGCTTACGCGCAGCAACTTGATCAGTTGGCTGCCCAAATCCAGCAGGCAAACCTACAGGAACCTGACTGGAGAGCATTGGCCGAGACGATGTCCGAGCGTGACTTGTTTCTGGCGAAGGCTGAGTTCGACCAGCAGAAGGAATACCAGAAGCAGGTCGAGGCCGAACGTCAGCGCATCGCGGCGGAACAGGCTCGTGAGCAGGAGCAGAACCTGCGCCAGCACCTTGAGGTGCAGCGTGGCGAGATGCTCAACCGCATCCCTGCGTGGCAGGATGAGGATACTCGCGAGGCCGAGCGCAAGGAAGTGATTTCCTACGCTCAGAAGCGGATCGGGTTTAGTGAGGAGGAAATCGCAAACGCATCTGACGCGCGCGCGATTGAGCTTCTCTATAAGGCGTGGCGCTGGGACCAGCTTCAGGATAAAGCCCCCTCCGCCAAGAAACGCACCCGACAAGCTCCGAAGATGGCCAAGGCAGGGCGACCAAAGACCAAGCGCGAAGTTGCTAACCGTTCTCGGCAAGAAGCCCGCAAGCGTTTTGAAAGCGCTGGCACGGTGGATGCCGCTGTTGAGTATCTTATGGGGCGGAAGTAGCCCCGCAACTTGAAAGGACAAAGTCATGACGACTTTCGCGACTAGCGCCGCCGTAGGTGAGCGCGAACAGCTGGCAGATGTGATTTACCGCATTAGATAGGGTAGGTGCGGTCTAAACCGGATGAACTGCTGGAACCCTAAGGCGCAAGCTATGGCAATCAGCATCCAAGCCCTCGGTACACCGGGGGAAGGTTCAGAGACTACCTGAGGGGTGAAGCCCCCTTAATAACAGGCTAGAGCGTCCGGCACTCCAACCCGGAGTGATGATATAGTCCACCCCCACCGAAAGGCTGGGATAAAATGCGACCCTGCTGAAACACCGATCTTCTCCAACGTCAAGAAGGAGACCGGAAACGGCATCTTCCTTGAGTGGCAAGTGCAGGAACTGGCAGCCGCCAGCACCTCGAATTTTTACAATGAGGGAAGCGACACTGCGACTGCTGCGGCCACTCCGACCAGCCGTATCGGCAACTACATGCAGATCTCCAAGAAGGTCTTTGCCACCTCCGGTACACTAGACTCCGTAGACGTTGCCGGACGAGAACGAGAGCATAATTACCAAAAGGTTCTCAAAGGCTTAGAGCTAAGGCGGGACATCGAAAAGATGATCGGCGACACTGACGTTGCACGTTCCGCGTCTGACCCTCGCAAGTCCGCTTCGCTGTCTTGCTGGATGACAAACGGCTCGGTTGGCGCAACCGCTGGTGCTTTCGGCACTGGTGACGGCACCGACACGATCACTGCCGGTGACAGCCGCGCCCTGACGCTCGCCCTCATCGAGGACGCGCAGCAGGACGCTTGGACCGACGGTGGCAATCCACGCATGATGGTCACATCGGCTGCAAATAAAGCCAATTTCAGTGACCTCAGTGCCTCTGGTAACCTCGTCAGCAACGACGTGAACATGACCGCCGCGAAAGAGGTGGCCTATGTCGGTTCCACTAGCGTATTCTTGGGCGATTTCGGTACAGTGGAAGCGAGTCCCTCCAGATTCCTTTCCAACGACCGCATCTTCCTGATCGACCCGGACTTCGTGTCGATTGCGACGCTCAACGGTCGTAACTTCCTTGAGGAAGATCTGGCCAAGACCGGCGACGCAACCGACTCGCATATCATCTGCGAGTGGACTTTGAAGCCGACCGCCCCGAAGGCGCACGCCGCGATCTTCGACCTCAGCGGTTCCTGATCTAGCTAGGGGGCGGCTTCGGTCGCCCCCTTCTCTATGAGGGCAAAATGAAACGATACCTCTGGACCGACCCACGCACCCGCAAGGAAGTGTCCCTGCATCAGAACAGCGACGGCTCAACCCACGTCGAGCAGCGGCAGGAATTTGGCGACCTGCTGAAAATCAACAAGCAGATGTCAGACGACTACCGCCCCGGCTCCCTTCGCGGTAACACGCAGCGCCACCTACAGCATGTGGCGGAAATCCCGAACGTAGTGTATGCTCACTTGGTAGAGAAGTTCGGCCCGTTGCGCGAAAACCCGAAGGCGTGGAAGGCGTGGCTGAACGACAGCGAAAACCGGGCATTTAGAACAGGCGGCGGAAGGTTATAATGGCTATTACAACCTACAGCGAATTGAAGACGGCTATAGCCAACTTCCTCGCGCGTGACGACCTCACCAGCGTCATCCCCGATTTCATTTCTCTGGCTGAGGGGCGCATGAGCCGCGAGTTAGAGACGCGCAGCCAAGAGAAGCGGGCAACCGCCACGTTGACTGTCGGCGACGAGTACACCGCGCTGCCGACTGATCTGCGTGAGTTGCGGATGGTGAAGCTGAACGGCGACCCTGAGATCGTTCTGGAGTATATGTCGCCGACCGCCTTGCATAGCTCTTACTCGTCCGGCGGCAATAGCAGGCCGCGTGCCTACTCGCTTGTCGGTCAGGAGTTAAAGCTGCGGCCCAAGCCTGACAGCACCTACACGGTTGAGATCGTCTACATCGGCTCTCTGTCCGCACTGTCCGACAGCAACTTAGTCAACAACGTGCTGACGCGCCACCCAGATGCCTACCTTTATGGCAGCCTTGCCGAGGCGTATGCGTACTTGCTCGACGAGCAGCGCGCCAACGCCTACATGCAACGCTTCACGATGGCGATCAACGAAATCAAGCTGGATGAGGAGCGCGCAAACTACGGCACGTCGTCACTCCAGATCAGCAGCATTTACCAACGGCAAAACTCAGCAGGAGCAAATTGATGAGCGCGCTTAGTGACTACGCAGAGAACAAACTCTTGGACCATATATTATCGACCACAGCCTTCACAGCACCGTCCGCTGTATATCTCGGCCTGTCTACGGGCAGCTTCGGTGACGATAACAGCGGCACCGAGCTTACCGGCAACAACTACAGCCGCGTTTCTGTAACCTTTGACAGCGCCGCTTCTGGCACAGCCGACAACACCAGCGCAATCGAGTTTGCGGCTGCGACCGGAAGCTGGGGCAGTATCAGCCATTTTGGTCTGTTCGACGCAAGTAGTGGCGGCAACCTGCTCATTCACGGTGCGTTTACAGCAGCTAAGACGATTGCTTCGGGCGATGTCCTGAAAATCGACGCTGGCGATTTGGACATTTCTGCTGACTAAGGCGTGACGTATGGCTCTCGTTCTTAAAGATCGCGTTAAAGAAACGACGACAACGACAGGCACTGGCACCTACACCCTTGCGGGTGCCGTGACTGGGTTTGAGGCGTTTTCTGAAATAGGCGACGGCAACACCACTTACTATGTCTGCACTGACGGCGCTGACTTTGAGGTTGGTATCGGCACCTACGCGGCGAGTGGAACTACGCTTGCGCGCACGACGATCCTCCAGTCGAGCAACAGCGATGCGGCGGTCAACTGGACCGCTGGGACGAGAGACATCTTTATCACGCAGCCAGCAGAAAAGGCGGTGTTTCTGAATGCGGACGGAGACATCGACCTTGCTGACAACGACAAGCTCATCGCAGGAACAGGCGGTGACTTGGAGGTGTACAGCGATGGCACTGACGCCTACATCGACTTCGTTGGTGCTGCTAGTGAAACACTGTTCATTCGTAACACCACAGCCACCACAAGCGCGACAACAACTGGCGTCGTCATTCAGAGCAAAGCCAGCAATCCAACCTATATTCATCTAATAAACAACGGCGGTGTTAGATTTGGCCTCGAAGGCAGCGAGGCAGTCTCTTTTACAACCACTGCCACTTTCTTTAATAACGACATAATTCTTAATGGTGCGTATGAACTCAAGTTTAGAAACTCAAGCTTCTATACGACGCTAGATGCCACAGCAGCCACTGCCGACCACACAGTTACCTTGCCAAATGCGACTGGTCATCTGCCTGTTTTCACCACTGCACCGACATCTGCCATCGCTGACGGGTCGAGTAATCAGGTCTTGACCACAGACGGGTCTGGTGGCCTGTCATTTACAAGCGGCGCAGCCGCGCCACAGGAGATTAACGCCCAAACCGGCACAACCTACACAACAGTTTTGTCCGACGCTGGTAAACTCGTCACTCTCAGCAACGCATCTGCAATAACTCTGACCATTCCGCCTAACTCTTCCGTCGCCTACCCCATAGGCACGCGCATCGACTTCATTCAGATTGGCGCGGGGCAAGTAACCGTAGCTGGTGGCATTGGAGTGACAGTCAATTCGACGCCAACACTAAAGTTCCGCGCACAACACTCTGCCGCGTCGTGCATCAAGATTGGAACGGACACTTGGCAACTCGTCGGGGACTTGGCTGAGTCATGACCAGCGCATTAGGCATCATCGCGTCAGGCCACAAGTTTGCAGCGGCGGCTGGGCTGACATTGAGTTTCAACGCTCGAACCTATGACGAAGACACAACTGGTGCCGTTGACCCGCCGGACGACACTAGGACGCTCACAACCAGCCTGTCTGCGGGTTCCGCAGGAGACCTAGCCATTTTATGCGAGAGGCGAATTAATGGTGAAAGCAGAACAGTCCCTTCTGCCAACCTAAACACAGGATGGACATTAATCGGAACCGGACCAACCAATGCCGCGAATGAGTTTCGTTTTGACTTTAGCTACAAGATAATGACCGCCTCAGACATATCCAGCGGGTCGGTGACTACAGGGCAGTCTGAGGTTCAACAGAATACCATCTTATTTTTTACGCCGTCTCAGGCCATCACGTCCGTGTCTTCATATGGTTTTACATACGACTCAACTGCGGGGACGTTAAGCAATCAGACACAAAGCGTCACATCGTCAGGCGCATCGGCACCGGTGATTGTGTTCGGCATAAAGACGACGCACGGCGGCGCGGGCGGTCACCCACGCCCGGCGACCTTTGGGACAGTAAGCTGGGATGCTGACTTTTACGAATCCACTAGCGGAACCGGTTTACTAATTCAAAACGACGCTAGCCGTGTTGGCTACATAATACAAAACTCAACGCTTTCAGACGTGACCATAAGTTACACTGACGAAGGCAACAACCAGCAAGCGGCAACCTTCCACCTGAGTGTTGCGTGATGTTTGGCTTCCTCGCATTTTCGGAAGCGCCGTTTTCCGTCGGCTCTGTCGGCCAGACGAAAACAGCATCGTCGTCGGTTACAGTACAGGTCACATCGACAGCGGCGCAGTCAAATATCTTAGCGTTTAATGCCAGTGTTACAGGCGCTGCTTCTGTTTCTGCAATCGCTGCAATCATCGCGCGGATGTCTGGCGCAGCCTCGCTGTCTGTGACGGCTGACGGCACGTCGATAAGACTAAAGCTTGCAGACGGCTCCGCGTCTGCGGCAGTTTCCGCTGCGAATGCCTTCACTCGCAAGCGTTCTGTTGACGGCACCGCAGCGACAGCAATATCTGCGGCAAACGATTTCACTAGAAGGCGCTCTGTTGATGCGGCGGCTTCGACAGCGCTCACTGCTTCGGGCGTAGGCACGCGCATCCAGTTTACAAGCGCCAGTGTAACCGGCGCAGCGTCAGTCTCTGCAATCGCCGCGTTCATCGCCCGAATGGTTGGCAGCGCATCAATGGCTGTGACCACATCAGGCGCGGCGCTAAGGGTGCAGTTTGTTCTAGGCTCTGCGGCGACAAGCGTTTCTGCGGCTGGTGATGTTTTTGCTATTCGCGGATTGGATGCGTCTGTATCCGCTGCGATATCCACTTCGGCTCAGCCACTGCGGTTGCAGTTCACTAGCGCAAGCGAGAGCATAGCGTTCTCGGCTTCTGCCGTTGCTATCAAGCTGCTGATAGCGAGCGGCGCAGCGTCACTGTCTGTGACGACGACATCTGCTTCGGATCGTATTCGCCTCGTTAGCGCCGCAGCAAGCACGGCTGTGAGCGCCGCAAACGCCTTCTCCCGCATTCGTGGGATGGACGCCAGCGTGGAGGTTGTCACGACCGTTGATGGGCAGGCTGTCGGCGTTTTTGTGACAAGCGGCGACGTGAGCTTCGCGCTCAATCAGACTTGCCTTGCGAACATTCTCGGCGATGCGTGGACTGAGGTTGCGGAAGGTACAGAAATTTGGGCGGACATAGCCGACGGCACTGAGACGTGGGCGACGCAGGCAGACGGCACAGAGACGTGGCAAACCGTCTCGTCACAAGACGAGACTTGGAGTAATGTATCCGAAGGCTCAGAAAGTTGGAGGCCGCAGTGATACAGTTCGGCGAGTTCCTGCCTGATCAGGCTGATATCCTAAACCCCGGCGTGACGGTAGCGACGAACGTCATGCCTAGCGCCGTGGGCTATCACTCGATGAACAGCTTCGTGCCGTACTCGAATGCGGCGGACGGAACCATTCGTGGCATCTTTGCGGCAAAGGATAGCGCTGGAAATAACAAGTTATTTGCCGGTGACGACGCCAAGCTCTACCTGCACAACACCTCCACCAACAATCTCGACGACATCAAGAAGACCGGCGGCTATGACCTGACCGGCGGAGAGCGCTGGCGGTTTATTCAGTTCGGCGATTACGTTATCGCCGCAGGCGGTATCGGCGAGGAACTTCAGTATTTCCAGCTAGGCACGAGTTCTGTGTTTGCAGACCTCGCCGGTTCCCCGCCGAAGGCCGACTTCATCGCGGCGGTTCGCGACTTCGTCTGGGTCGCCAACGTAGACAGCGGGTCGGGGCGTATACCGTATCGCTGCCAGTGGTCCGGGTTCAACGATGTGGATGGGTGGGTCGCTGGCACGGATCAGTCCGACTTCCAAGACTTGCCTGACAGTGGCGAAATCACCGGCTTGGTCGGCGGCGAGTACGCGACGGTTCTGACCGAGCGCGCCATCTTCCGCGCCACCTACACCGGCCCGCCGCTGATTTGGCAGTTCGACAAGGTCGTGTCCGAGCGCGGGTGCAACTTCAAGAACTCGGTGTGCAACGCTGGAAACCTTGTGTTTTTCCTGTCATCCGACGGCTTCTATGCGTTCGACGGTCAGCGCATCTCGCCAATTGGAAGCGAGCGCGTCAATCAATTCTTCCTAGACGACTTCGACAGCAACTATGACAACCGCATGTCTGCGGCGGTTGACCCGCTGAACGAAGTCGCGATGTGGTCGTACACATCGACGCAGTCGCCGTCAGGCCAGCCCGACAAAATCCTGATCTACAATTACACGCTGAACAAGTGGTCGGTGGCTGAGGTTGAAGCTGACTTGCTTGCGCCGATGTTCTCGGCTGGCTACACGGTCGAGGGTCTCGATAATCTGTCCGCCACGGTTGACGGCCTCAGCACTCAGCTAGACAGCCGCTTCTTCAAGGGTGGGCAGTATTTCTTCGGCGGTGCATACGGCGATAAAATCTACACCTTCACAGGCTCGGTTCTGCCCGGCACTATTGAGACGGCTGAGGCACCACTGTCTACCGGCAAGCATTCCATCGTCACGCGCGTCTACCCCTATTATGAAGATGGAGACGTGACGGTCGCCATCGGCACTCGCGAGACGCAGTCTCAGGTGCCTACATTTACCAGCGACGTGGCGGTCAATGCCTCGGCGTTTTCGCCGTTCCGGGCGCAGGGGCGCTACCACCGGGCGCGCGTCAAGTTTACCGGCGACTGGGACAAGGCGCTCGGCATTGAGGTTGAGGCGAGGGACATCGGTAGACGATGACGACTGAGCAGCGCACCACCAACTTCCGTATCCTGAACCCAATCACCGCGACAACGCGGGAGATCGCCGAGGTTCTGAACCGCACAATCAACGGCGGCCTCAACAGCGTCGGGTATGTGACGCTCCCGGCGAATACGACGCAGACCACTGTCGATGACCCGCGCTATTCCGTGTCGTCGCTGGTGTTTTTCACGGGTGTGGATCACGACCCGTGGCATCATAATCCGTACATTGACAGCACCAGCGTCGATGGCACGATGGTGATCAACCACGACAATCAGGGACACGATGCACCATTCGCCTACCTTATTATCGGGTGACGACCGTATGGAAGAACACTGGCAGCGCTGTCGGCGCTACATTGAGGACGCGCTGGAGTATGCGGGCGGGTCACACACAATCGACGACGTTTGGGACGCCGTCTGCGAAGGCAAGGCCCAGTTCTTTCCGCTCGATAAGTCTGCTATAGTGACCGAGGTGGTTGACTACCCGCAGAAGGCGATGTGCCGTATTTGGCTTGCGGGCGGAGACCTAGACGAGTTGATGCAAGCGGAAGCTGCAATCGCCGCGTGGGCCAAGACGCTAGGTTGCAGCGGGATGGAGATCATCGGGCGCAGGGGTTGGTCTCGACAACTTAAAGACTACCGGCAGACGGCGGTGGTATTGATGAAGGATTTCAGCGATGAGTAAAGGCGGCGGAACCACAAGGCAGGTCACGCAGACCATTACGGACCCGACCACGGCTCCGTTCAAGGAGTTCGGGCTGGCTGAGGCGAAGCGCCTCTACGGCGAAGGCCCGATGCAGTATTACCCCGGCCAGACGGTTGTGGGCTTCTCTCCTGAGACTGAAATGGCTCTGTCTGGCCTTCGCCAGCAAGCTATCACCGGCTCACCGTTTATCGGCGCAGTTCAAGACGTTGTGATGCAGAACCTGATGGGAACGAACCCGCTTCAGGCTGCCGCGTTCCGCCCCGCCGTCGAGCAGGTCGAGGCGCAGTTCGGCAAGGCCGGGCGCTACGGTTCTGGCTATCAGCAGGGCGCTGTGGCCGCAGCACTTGCGCCGATGGCGTATCAGGCGCAGCAGACTGCAATCCAGCAGGCACCGATGGCGCGCCAGTTCGGCTTCGCTGACCTTGAGACGCTGGCCGGTGTTGGCGCTGCCCGCGAGGCGCAGGAGCAGGCAGAACTTTCGGCTGACATCGAGAAGTTCCAGTTTGAGCAGCAGGCACCGGGTGCCGCGCTTGCGAACTATCTCGCGTCGGTTCAGGGCGGCCAGCTTGGCCAGCAGCAGATCACGCCGTACTACAGCAATCCGCTGGCGAGCGGCCTGTCGGGTGCGCTTGGCGGCGCTATACTTGGTGGGCAGGCTGGGATTGACCCCCTCATAGCCGCGCTACTTGGCGGCGGCGCTGGGCTTTTAGGAGCGTAAGATGGCAGCAGTTAGACCCGGACAGATTGCTTTTATGCCGACGGGCAGCATCGACCTGACCCTTCGCGGCAAGGACGCTTATTCGATTGGCCCGCAAGGTCAGCTTATACCGAGGCAGCCAGAGGCGGGCATGCGCCGCATCACTCCGGCGTCAGGCATTACGGCAAGCACCGCGCCGACGCCCGGCTTTGGTGACGTGATTGCTCGTCAGGCCGCCGCTCGACTTGAGGCGGCTAACCGTATGCGCGCGGCACAAGCAGGACGCGCAACACAAGCAGCGCCCGCAGCGCCGACTATCGGTCAGCGCCTTGGCACGGCCTTCCGCCAGCCCCTGACTTCGCCCACGGGTATGGGCATCATGTCTGCCGCCCTGACCGGGCTTGAGCAGGCTGGCCCTCAGCCCGTGCCGACCTCGACCGGGCAGATACTGGCGCGGATGGGCGCGGCTGGCTTGCAGGCTTATGGCAGCGCGCAGGCTGCGAAGATGGAGCGTGCCGCTGCGGCGAGAAAAGAAGCGCGTGAAATAGCTGCCCTGAATAAGCCCAAATTTCAAGTTGTAGGCGACCGCCTGTTCAAGATTATGCCAGATGGCAGATATGAAGATATTACTGGGGATACACCCGCTAAACCCGCAAAGATTGCTGGAGAGGGTCCGCGCGTCAGGCAAAGGGAAACGGGCAGAGAGGTAGAGACGGTGTATGACGCGCAGAACAACCTCTACCCCGCTGGGGCGCAAATGACGCCGGAGAATAGACTTGACCCAGAAGGGTTTGACGTTGTTAGCGTGTATTCAGAGATGACCGTAAAGGACAGAAGCACTGCTCGTCAGACTATTAAAGAAGAAGAGCGTCCGATCAAAATGATCGACAAGCTGGCGTCCGAAATTGTAAAGCTGGAGCCGGGCGCGGCTGCGAGGATAAAGCGTGATATAATCACAAGCCTTAAAACAAAAGACCCAGACAGATTTGGAGACCTTACTGACGAACAGATCGCAGCGCGAATTGCTGACGGCTCTCTCACGGCACTTGTCGGTGCGTCTCGACTGTCCCTTTTCGGTCCGGGCGTTTTGACCGCTTCTGAGGCGGAGCTTGCAAGGCAGGTTTTTGTCGGCCCCGGTGGTCAGATTAATGACCCCACCCTAGCCCTTAACCTTTTATACAGCATCCGTAATGATTTTATGGAGGGTTATTCTGACAGCGTTGACTACTTTAATTCGCACAGAGGGAATAGATACAAAAAGTACACGGGCGAAGACGTTTTGGACTGGAAATCAATGCTTGATGAGCAGGGCAGAATAAGGATGGGAAGTTCGGGCGGGGGTGCGGCAGGGAAGCCCTCGTCTGCAAACACAACGCCGGCCGGCAACACTTGGTCGAGGGCTAACTGATGGCAAAAATTGAAGTGAATGGCGTCCTGAAGCTCGACGTTGACGAGAATTTTTTCAAGCTGTCGCCCAAGGACCAGCAAGAGTTCGTCGATCAGGCCGTCATACAGGACGCAATTACCGGGACAGGCCGAGCCTTTATGTCCGGCATGCTGTTCAGCTTCAGGGATGAGGTTGTTGCCGCCCTCTCCGAGCCTGCATCTTTTGTTGGCGGGTTTATGGACGAGGAGGCTGGCGAGGAATACAGGCGGGAGCTTACGCGCCAAAGAATTTTGGAAAGCGGCTTTCGCCAGCAATACCCAGTTACATCAACATTGGCGGAGCTAGGTGGCGGCATTTTGGCCCCCGGCGCTGCGCTTGGTGTGGCGGCACGCGGCGCGACAATGGGTGGCAAGTTGCTCCGCACTGTGGGGGCAGGCGCTGGACTTGGCGCAGTTTCTGGCGCTGGTGCCGGTGAAGATTTGGAGAGCCGCATAGGTCAAGCTGGGACCGGCGCAGTGGTTGGTGGATTGGCAGCGCCAGTCGCTGCCGCGACGTTCCCGGTGGTCGGGGCTATCGCGGCTCCAGCAGTCAGGACTGTTGGCCGCCTTGCTGAGGCTGGCGTGGTGGAGCCTAGCGTCAGAGCAGCGAGGATGGTGGCTCGCCGCCTCAAAGAGGCAGGCGTGACCAGCGATGCCCTTGAGGCGCTGAAGCGCGAGCCTAAGCCGATGGCGCTCGCCGACATTAGCAGCAAGGGTGTTCAGTCTCTTGCGCGCCTTGTGGCGCAGTCTCCGGGCAAAGGCGCAGAACTTGCGGAGAGCCTGAATGTGCGTCAGTTTGGCGACGAGGCTATTGAGGGCGCTGCGAAGCGCATCGAGCAAGACCTCATTCAAGCCGGTATCCCTCGGCAGACTGCGCTTGAGGCGCAGGCCGGGATCAACATCATTAAAGGTGCAAGGTCGTCTGACCTTTACGACAAGTCAAACGCGTTTAAGGTTACGAATGAGCTTCGGGCAAAGCTGAAGCCGCTATTCTCCCGCCCCTCTATGAAGGGGGTCATTGCCGAAGCGCGGAACTTGGCAAAGGAAAAGGGCGAGAACTTCAGGGGCGGTGTTCTTGCGAACATTGACATGCGCGGCCTTGACTATGTTCAGCGCATCTTGAGGAGGAAGCAGCGGTCTCTGTTCAACCCCGCAAGCCAAGCGGATGACCCAGTTATGGGCGGCGCTGTCAAGGCAACTCGCGACGAGATGGTCAGGATACTCGACGAAGCAAACCCCGCCTTCAAGACGGCTCGTTCTGTCTACGCGGACGCGTCGGCCCGACAGGAAGCTCTTGAGCTTGGGAGACGCTTTAAGACAATGCGTAGTGAGGGGGAAATTGAGGACGCGATCAAGGACTTTGGAGAAGACGAGCTTCACAATTTCCGCGTCGGTATGGCCCAAACAATCCGAGACGATATTGCTAGAGCGAGGGACGGTGCAGACTTTGCCAGCAGAATAGCGGGGAACAGACAGCAGATTACGCAGATGAAAGAGGCTTTCCCGCCAGAGGCGATGGCACCCATTGAAGAGGCGCTCAGCAAGGAGAGCCAGATGGCCGCAACGCGGACACGCACCTTGGGAGGGTCGCAAACATTCCAAACGAGTGCTGAAGCTGGTCGCGCCGCGCAAGAAGATTTAAGCATGATGCGGCGCACGGTTGAGGGGCTTCGCCAAGGCGGCGTGACAGGCGCTGTTGCTGGAGGACTTGGCCCCATAGCGGAGCGCGCGGTTCTTGCTGTAGGCCCACGCACAAACAGAGAGCTTGGCAGGCTTCTGTTTGCTACCGACCCAGCGGAGCGTGCCGCTGCGATCACTCGCGTCCAACAGGCTCGCGGCGCGGGCCGCACTTCTGCCGCAGCGCCTATTCTGCCGCCTCAGCAGCCACCTGCCCCCGGCCTAATGAGCCGCGCGCTCAGGGAGACGCCCGGAACAATCGGGCGCGGTCTGCTATTCTCGGCGGCGGACATGATAGGTGGAGAGCTTTCGCCAGTGACACCAGCTCAGGCAGGCATGCTCCCCGGCGTGGGAGAGGCGCGCATCCCTGAGCCGGGCATCCAGTACGAGACGCGGCGCGACCGCTTTGGCCGCCCGATCACTTACGCGATTACTGGCGGCGGAACCGGCATGACGCGCGTCACCCCGTAGTGCCATAACCCACGCGCCGTGATAAACTGAGCGCAGCAACGAAGGAACACACAAATGGGCGCAGGCGATACCTTACGCGAATATAACAACTCGGCGGCGAGCAACACCTCGCTGGGCGGCATTAACCTGTCCGAGGGGGTGATGGTCCCCAGCGACCTGAACAACGCGCTCAGGGAGCTTATGAGCCACCTCGCGGACTTCGCGGACGGCACCGAGGCGGTTGACGTTATTAACTCGCCCATCGTCAAGGCCACCAACACCAACGCGGCTGACGACGGCACGGACGTCGCGATCCAGATCGGCGCAAGCACTGACTGGACGGTGGTGGTCACGTCATCGGACGAGCTTGTCTTCCGGCACAATGCGGTCGCCAAGATGTTGCTGACGACGACAGGCCACCTGAAGGTCATCGACGACATCACCGCGTTCGCTGACTTGTCTAGCTACGATGGGGCGTAGTGATGGCGGTTGACGGCGGTGCAGGCAACCCGATTTCGTTTAGCGAGGTTCAGACCTACTACGGTGGGGAGAACCCGATCAGCATTAGTGAATACTATCGTGGCGGCGATGAGGTGCCGGGCGTAAGCGCTATAGTCGCGGCCAATTCCGACAGCGGCACAAATAGCGCGACTAGCGGAAACGTGGCCGTCGTTGTGGCTAACGACAGCACAAGCAGCACTATCAGCGGCAATTCCAACGCGGGTACACAGACAATGGATACCGGCACTGCCGGAGGCGCGACGACCACCTTGACTTGGGGCAACAGCCAGAATGAAGGCTCAGTAGGACTAGAGGTGAACGGCACCACTGTCGGCAACGTCGGGGAGAGTACCATCACCACTGCAACCCTCAGCGACGGTGATACCTTCCGAGTTTTTGTGTCAGGTGGCGACGGGTTTGGCATATTTAGCTACACGCGCCTCACTCGCGTATATGACATGACGCTGACCAACAATACGGGTTCAACCCTAAACCTTACGTCGTCGCCGTGGGGCAACGATAGCAGCTTTACTAATGGTGAAGTGAAAACCGCAAACAACCAATCGTCAAATTCGTGGTCTTGGTCGCATCCACAAGTAACCGGAGACTTCAACACCAACGTCCCAACGTCTGGGGCTATCAATATGGATATTTTTAACGCGCCGGGAACGGCCACGCCATAGGGGGCGAAGATGCCAGAAGAACAGAAAATCGCCCTCGACGTTGCGGCTGGGACAGGCACCGCTGCCGCGTGGATGGGTCTGGCCCCGGACATCGTGGCGGTGATAACCGGCATCTATGTGCTGGTGCGTCTTTGGGAGACCGAAACAGTCAAGCGATTGACCGGGCGCGACTGATGTGGGGATGCTGCATGTCTTCTGTCTGGTGGTTGTCCTCGACGACAGGACGGTGAGCCGCGACGCCTGCTGGTATGACCTCGACCGCTGCATCTATTTTGCGCGACGCATAAAGCAGCAGTCTCCAAGGCGGTTCAAAACGTACTGCCTGCCGGAGTTTATCGAAGCAGGAAGCAGGAAGGTCTACTAATGATCGCGATGCCGATGATTGACCTGATACAGGTCGGGCTATTGCTGGCGATCCTAGTGCTTGTGACGAGGCGCTAGTGGTCGATCCAGTCACCGCCGCAGCGACGGCGGCATCAGCCTTCCGAGTGATTAAGGCCGGGTTCTCGGTCGGGCGCGACATCGAGCAGATGGCGGGCGACATCTCGCGCTGGATGGGTGCGCTCAGTGATCTCGACGAGGCGGAACGCCTCGCGAAGAACCCGCCTATATTCACACGCCTGTTCTCCGGTCAGTCCGCCGAGGCGGAGGCTGCGTCGATCTGGGCCGCAAAGCGCAACGCCATCGAGCAGCGCGACCAACTCCGCACATATATCCAGTACACGATGGGCCAGAGCGCGTGGGACGACCTCGTGGCGACTGAGGCGCGCATCCGCAAGCAACGTCAGGAGACGCTGTACAAGCAAGCCGAGAGGCGTCGCAAGTTCATCGAGATTTCCGCCATCATCCTGTTCAGCGTCGTGACGCTTGGGTTCTTCGCTTTCATCCTGTGGCTGTATCTGGAGAAAAACGCCTGACTAGATCAGCGACCACAACTGGCCTCGCCGGAGAGTACCTGACGGCGGCGGCGATACTGGAGCTTGGCTGGCGCGTCTCGCCGGCGCAGCAGGACAGCGTCGACCTTGTGGCGTGGAATGGCGACGGCGTGTTCATGCGCGTTCAGGTGAAATCGGCGCACCTGCGGAGGCAGAAGCACCACAACCCCTGCTACCAGTTCCAGAACGGGTCCGGGCGCGTGAAGAAGACGCTGCCCTCGCTGGAGCAGTTCGACATCCTCGCGCATTGCGCCATCGACGCGAGGAAGGTACATTTTCAAGCATCGTGCTGCGTGAACCAGTATTCGCAGCGCAGGCCGCCGGGGTGGTTCGAGACGCCCGATCTGGAGCTAGATAGCTGGGAAAAGGCGTATCAAATAATTATGGAGACGCGCAATGGATAAACTGATCGAGATGATCAAACACCACGAGGGTGTGGTGCCGCACGCCTACAAGGACAGCCGTGGGTATCTGACCATCGGCGTGGGGCGGCTCATCGACGAAGAGCTAGGCGGCGGGCTGTCCGATGACGAAATCGACTACCTGCTGGCGAATGACCTCAAGAGGTGTAAGGCGGAGGCTGACACCTACCCTTGGTTTGCTGGCCTCTCAGAGCCGCGTCAGGCGGTTGTGGTCTCGATGCTGTTCAACCTAGGCAAGCCACGCTGGGACGGCTTCAAGAAGGCTCAGGCGGCGATTGAGGCGGGTGATTACGGCGAGGCTGCGGCGCAGATGCTAGATAGCAAGTGGGCAAAGCAAGTCGGCAAGCGCGCCGAGGATATGGCGGCGATGATGATTAGTGGAGAGTGGATGTGAGCAAGGCGCTTCTGGAATACAAGATAATCCCCCGGTTCATGATGCTGATGTTCACGCTGATGGCGTGGAACGTGTGCGACTGGTTCATGAACCTCGGCGCTGACGCGACGACGCAGCAGACCGCGTTCGTCTCAACTATCGTTGGCGCGGCGACTGGCGCGTTTGCGGTGTGGATGGGATCGGAGACGAAGAAATGATACAGGCACTGATTGGCCCGGTGACGGGCATCCTCGACAAGTTCATCGAGGACAAGGACCAGAAGGCAAAGCTGGCGCACGACCTTGCGACGATGGCGGAACGGCACGCGCAGGAGCAAGTGTTGGCGCAGATCGAGGTGCTGAAGGCCGACGCGAAGGGCAACTGGTTTCAGGCGTCGTGGCGTCCGCTGATCGGGTGGATCTGCGGCCTGAGCCTCGGCATCAACTATATGGTCAGCCCTATCTGCGCCGGGTTCGGTATCGTGATCCCGCAGGCGGACATGAGCGTGATGATGCCGCTGATGTTCGGGATGCTCGGCATCTCCGGCATGCGGTCATACGACAAGATGAAGAAGACCGACACGAAATAAAAAAAGACCCGACGGTTTCAAGCCGCCGGGCCAGTTTCGGAGGAACGCGGGATAACGCTCCCGCAGGCGATTAGTCAAAAGGATCGTAACTCTCGGCGACCTCCTCGTCAACCTCGCCCGATCCCTCGCACAGACGGCACTCCATCTCTGCCTCGTCGATGTAGCCACCGCGCCAGTCTCCCGGCGCGGCGACCTTCACCTCGTACCACGCAACGCCCTTCCCGTCGCACTCAGGGCAGGTGGTCATCGCACTAACTCAATCGCGCGGTGCGTATACTTGTCGCGCTTGATTGCGCCACGTCTCTCAAGCGTCACAAGCATCGAGTGCGCCGCAGTCTTCGAGCGCCCTGTCGCCTCGGCCAACTCCTTGATGCTCGGCGCGTAACCATAGCGTCGGATGTGCCGAGACAGATAGGCCAGCACGTTGAGCTGCTTCTGTGTCAGAGCTTTCACGTCACGCCTCCTTCACGGTCAGGGTTTTGGCGCGGATCTGCCGGGCAGGCTTGGCCTCGGTGGTCTTGGCTGGCTGCGCCTTGTAGTTACGCATCGGCCACTTGACGTAATAGGTCGAGCCGTCAACGTGGACCTGACCCTCCTCGTGGTTGCCGAGCATCTCCTTCAGCATCGTCTCGGCCTCGTCGATCTCAGCCTCGGCTGCGCGCTTCTGGTCACGCGCCGCGATCAGGATGCTCGCCCAGTGGTCGGCATCCGCGACGCCGTTCAGGTCAAGCGCGGGTGCGCCGTCATCGACACGGTCCCACGCCACGTTCGCGTCGTCGGACGACAGCGGAGGATACCAGTCGACGTCGCGCTTGCGCCGCTCGAACTCATGCACCGCGTCCTCGATCTGCGCCTGCATGTCCGGGTCTTGCCGGTACAGGAAGATGCGAAGTTCCGAGCCGCGATAGAGGACGCACACGGCGCCCCACGACGCGTCGGTGACCATCATCTGCGCCTGTAGCTGCCACGGCCCCCTGTGCGGCGCAGGGGCGTCTTCCGGGGCGGCACTGGTGTTCTTCGCCTCTAGGCAGCCGAGACGGCCCTTGGTGTCCACCACGCCGCCCTGCGGGACGTAGATGCCCATCGCCGGGTTATGCTCGAACAGGACGCTGCCACGCCCGCGTCCGTCGAGCGAACACGAGAGCGGCAGGTCCGGGTGGAAATACGGCTCGTTGATGTCGACGTTGACATCGTCAAGGTCGAGCCGGTACGCGGCTTCCCGCAGGATCGTGGGTTCGAGCAGGTCGCCGAAGCGCATCGCCTCGTTCTGCGCGAACCGCTCAGGCGGGTTGCCTGCGGCTGCTTCGATTGCCTCCTTCAGCAATTCGTTCGGCGTCTTGTATGGCGACAGGCCCATCAGGGCGGGGATGCGCGACGCGCTCATGATGTCGTCGGGGGTAAGTTTACCTACCATTTTTCTGCTCCTTATATTTGGTACGTTCGTGACTGCGGATCATGTCCCGCGTGATCTTCCGGCCAGACCAATCGCGTGGCCGGGTCTTCTCAAATCTGACCTCTCTACCGAGAAGCATGACGGCGTCGTCCCCATTGAGGCCGGTCTGCTCGGTGACGAGGCGAAGCTCCTTTGCAAGGCGAGCGGCGCTACCGAAAAACTTGGCCATCTCCACCGTGGTGGGCTGTTCTTCACGCATCATCTGTCTAAGGCTCTCGCGCTCGCGTTGCTGCGCCACAGACGGCGACAGGGGAATGTCAGTGTAAAGCTCCCCCGGCACAAGCCAGCACTGCCCGGTTGGGGCGTAGCAGTTTTGGCCTGTCCTCCAGAAAGACTTCCCGGCATACCCCTCGTGGTCGTGATTTACGACAAGGCGCTTGCGCGCGGTGATGGTCTCGATGGTGGTGACGTGCGGCTTCATCATCTTCCCCGCCCAAGTGTGCAGCACGACAACGGTGTCGCCTGCGGATGGTGGGTGCGCCTCGTAATACTCCTTTGTGAGAGGCATGTCCTGATGCTTGTCGCGCATCTTGTAATGCCAATTCATCCAATCGTCATCGGGTCGCAGGCCCGGTATCATGTCCAGCTTTAGCATCTCAATCTCCCTTCGATGATGCGCCCGGCCACGACAGCCGGGCGCTTTTGGTTAGTCGTCGTCACACAGGCGCGGGACATAAAACTTATTGAGGTCGTCCCAGACCTTTTCCTCTGGGTGCCAATTCAGACTTATCTCGCGCTCGAAGGCGTCAAAGCCGCAGACCAGCACATAGTAATAATATATGGTCTCACCCTCTGCGCTCTCCTCCACATCGCCTGAGTTGGTATGGCTCAGGCGGCGGTCGATGATCCGCACATGCGGGTCGCCAAGAACCCGGAAGGGCTTGTCCAAACCATCCGCAGAGTGCGGCAAATAATCAAAGATGATGTCTCTCAGTTCCATCTCACCCTCCTATGCCGCAGCTTTGAGGCGCTTGGCCTTGAGGCTTTTGCGCGGCGGGCGTTGCAGCCTGATCAGCCCATCCGCACGCTTCTTCACCTCATAATGACGGTTCAGCTTGTTGATCATGTCAGTGACGCTGCTTTTAGCAAAGCGAAGGCGCTCACTGATAAACTCCGCATCAAGGGGACGCTTTGGCGTCATCTTCACAAATAGTTCGTAAAGGTCCCCGACCGCCTCAGTCAGAACAATCGGGCCGTTGTGCCGGGTGATGTATTCCTCCTTCGGCAGCATGCCGTTCTTTACGATTGCCTTGACGACATCCTCCCTGACCTCTTGGACGGTGTGAAAGGACGCCTTGCGGCCTCGCGACGGACAGAAGCTGTGGCTCCAGCGGCCCGTCCTCTTGTTGCGCCATATTGTGATCGGCGTGTCGCTGTCTGCGCCTGTGACTTGATACAGGTCATAGGCGTGGCATTTGATAATAAGTGGCATTTCGGTCTCCCTTTCTAGTTGCCGATGTGGACGATGAGCGCCCACCAAGTGTAGGACCGAGACGCCTCGATCCCGAAAACCCAGAGCCAGTCGATCCAGCCAAGGGCAAAGAACAGCAGGATGATCCCGCCGATGATGTCGTCTGCGTAGCGGCGCATGATGTGTCTCCCGGTGGGGCGGGGCCGTTAGGCCGCCGCCTTGTAGTTGGCCCAAAAGCGGTCGGCTTGCGCGACGCACATCTTGAGAGTGTTGGCGCTGACCGTTGCAATCTCGTCGCCGGTCTCGGGGTGGCAGAGCCATCCGTCAAACGAACCGTAAGGGTTGCTGCTAATACAGCCCTGTATCTGGCTGCGGATTGCAAAACCACGGTACTTGTAATAGGTGCGGCTTTCGTGCGGCAGGCGCTTGCGGCGAACCGGGCGAGCGTCGGCGGTGTCGAGTTGCTTGATAGGGTCAGCTTCTTCCCCCTCCATCTCAGCGACCTCCGCGTCGCTGGCCCAGTCTTGAAACTTGAGAACCGCGCCGCAAATAGCGAACCAAGCCCAGCCACCTTCGTGCGGCATCAGGATCAGCGCGCCGTTGGTGTCATAGTCGCCGCCAACCATCCAGCGGTTGCCGACTTTCTTGGCGGTCATCTTTGCGCCGAGGTGAAAAGCTGTGTAGGTCATCGGTATCTCCCTTCGATGTGTTCTATCAACGTCCTATTTATCGCATTATAGGATTGTGATATCAACAACTAAATCGCATCTGGCGACAATTATTTTCACGAGGCGCAAGTGTCTGATATCGAACAACAATTACTGCGTCTTCGGGCATCGACCCGGCAGTTGCTGCGCGAGGAACTCGAACTTTCTCCGCATCGGAGCATCTCGGCGCTGGCGGATGAGTTGATCGAGGGCGCTATCTTGGCGCGGCGCGATGAGCGGTTCCGGGCGGGGGAGCGTGACGATGGTTAACGGACGCCAGAAGGGCGCCGCTGCGGAACGCGAGATCGCGAAAATCCTGCTCGACGAACTGGGCATGACGTTCAAGCGCGACCTCGAACAGTACCGGGCAGCGGATCACGGCGACCTGATCTGCGACGAGCCGTTCCCGTTCGTCATCGAGGTTAAGCGATACAAGTCCGGGTGCGCGCCGCAGCCCGCGTGGTGGGATCAGGTGTGCAGTGCGGCACAGGCGTGCCACAAGCAGCCGCTGCTCGTTTACAAGTACAATCACCAGCAGTGGCGCTGGCGTATCCCGGCGCAGGTGCTGATCGACCTCGGCCACCCGCACGGCAATATGGGCATGCGCGAGGACGTGACGCTGGACTGGGGCTATGCCGTCGAGATGGACACGCGCACGGCGATGACGATCATTCGGGAGGTGCTGGCTCATGCTGCGGATGCTTGATCTATTCGCTGGGATCGGCGGTTTCAGCTATGCCGGGGAGAAGCTGGTCGGCGGCTTTGAGACTGTCGCGTTCTGTGAATATGACGAACACGCGCAGAAGGTCTTGCGTAAGCACTGGCCTGACACAGAGATCATCAAGGACATCAGGGAGTTGGCCAATGACGCAGATAGATTTAGAGGAATGGTTGACGTCATCACAGGGGGATATCCCTGCCAGCCCTTCTCGACAGCCGGGAAGCGCAGAGGCGATCAAGATGACCGACATCTCTGGCCTGAAATGCTTAGAGTTATCCAAGCTGTCCGGCCCCGCTGGGTCATTGGAGAGAATGTTGCTGGCCACATCACTATGGGCCTCGACACGGTGCTATCTGACTTGGCGGGCTGTGGCTTCTCCTGCCGGTGCTACATTATACCGGCTGTCGCCGCAGATGCCCCGCACAGACGAGATCGATGCTGGATTGTGGCCAACGGCAACGACGCAGGACAACCCGCAAGTCAGAGGCCAAGGCAAGACAATCGGAACCAACCGTGGGACGACATTAGGCGGCGCAGTGCGGATGTGGCCCACGCCGGATGCCAGCAACAGAGGGCCGAGGTCAGCCGATCTGGTAGTCAATCAATCGACGGTGCAGCGCAGGGACAGCGGACAGAAGCGCGAGATAGATTTGCAGACGGCGGCGAAGACGTGGCCGACACCAACCGCGAGGGATTGGAAGGGGCCGAGTGGCAGGGCTTTGAAGGGCGAGGCGAAAGACCTCCCATCGGAAGCTGGTGGGAGCCTGAACCCGCAATTCGTCGAGTGGCTAATGGGATACCCCGTCGGGTACACCGACTTAAACAGCTAGGCAACAGCATCGTGCCGCAGGTGGCGGCGCGGATCTTGTACGCAATCAAAGAGGCAGACGATGCGACCCAAGTACGAGACTGATCACGACATCAAGAATGAGCGGCTTGTCGCCGACGCCTTGCAGAACATCGGCGTCGAGGTTTACAAGCTGCCGGTGCAGTATCGCCTCGACTGGCTGCTGCGGCGCGACGGTCAGCCAATAGGCTTTGCCGAGGTGAAGGCGCGCAAGTGCGACCTCAACACATATCCAAGCGTGATGATCAGCCTGTCGAAGGTGATCCACGCAAAAATGCTTAGCGAGGCGACGGGCTTGCCCTGTCACCTCATTCTGCTTTACCGTGATGCCCTCGCGAAGTTGGACTTTGCGTCGGACTTCACGGTAAATCCGGGCGGCAGGTCAGACCGAAACGATCCACAGGATCACGACGTCTGCGCCTACTACCCGGTCGAGCGGCTGACAGTGATCAGCCAAAACAGCAACTGACGTTAGCGTTAAGGAGTTATAGAGCTATGGCGTTAGGATTTAATCTTGAGACTAGAAGCGGCGGGGACATCCTGCCTATCGTGAAGTGGGACGCAAAGGCGGGCGACTTCATCAAGCAGGACCGCTATCAGGCGGCAGACGGGACTTGGCAGAAGGATGAGCAGGAACTGGGGCTTCCCCTACAGGTCGCGATGGACTTGGGAAGCATCGAAATCGGGTGGCTCTCGTTCGCCGCAGGTGCGCCTGACTTTCAAATGGTCAAGGCGGGCGAGCCTCTCCCGGCACAGCCAAGCCCGGACCACAAGCAGGCGTTCCGCGTCCGCATCGCGTCAAATGACCTTGGCCTTCGCGAATTTTCACATTCTGCGAAAACTGTATTGCGCGCGATGGACACTCTTTACAGTCAGTATGAGGCGGAGGCTCCGGCAAATCCGGGCAAGGTGCCGGTGGTGACTATCTCCGGCACTGATCGCGTTAAGGTCAACTCTCCGAATGGAGAGCTTACCTTCAAGGCTCCGGTCTGGTCGATCACCCAGTGGATTGATCGGCCCGCAATGATGGACGGCGGTGCCACCGCTCCATCGCAACCCGCGCCAGCGGCGGTGTCGCAACCTCCCGCAGCCGCTGAGGCAACAGGTGCAAACCTGTTCTAGCGCGGTAGCTCCCGGCGGTGTTTCTCCCTTCGCCGCCGGGAGCGTCTACCAAGGGGGGAAGGGAGAATTTCAATGACACAGAATATAACGGCTCACGCGGAGAGGATTGCCCGGCACTACTGGGGCGAGCCGAACGCGAAGCTGTCGATAAAGGGGCGCACGCTGCGCTGGGGAACAAAGGGCAGCAAGGAACTCGACCTAATCAAGGGCGCTTGGTACGACTTCGAGGCCGGAGAGGGCGGGGGCTGCGTCGACCTCGTGAAGAAGTACGGCAAGCTCGGCATATCCGGCTCAGTGGCCGACGTGCTGGAGCGCGAGTTCGGCATACAGAAGCAGGCGCAGAAGGCGCTGGAGCCGAAGCAATACATACAGCGCATCTATTCGTACTTCGACGCTGACGGCGCCGAGGCGTATCAGGTGTGCCGCATGTACCCGAAGACGTTCCGCCAGCGCAGGCCGGACGGACGCGGCGGGTACATCTACAAGATGGATGGCGTCGAGCCACTCCCGTACAATCTTCCGAAGATTATGCAGAACCCGGACCAGCCGGTGTTCGTCGTCGAGGGCGAGCAGTGCGCCGACGCGCTCATTGAGGCTGGGCTGGTCGCCACGACAAATCACGGCGGGGCGGGCAAGTGGCTGGACGCGCACGCGCAGCACTTGGAGGGCCGTAACGTGATCGTCATGCCCGACAATGATGAGGCGGGTCTGCGCCACGCGGACAAGGTGGTGGCGTCCCTGTGGGGCATCGCGGCGCACATTAAGCGCGTCGACCTGCCGGGGCTGCCGGACAAGGGTGACGTCGTGGACTTCCTGCGCGAACACACGCTCGGCGAACTGGTCGAGATCGTGCAGAAGTGTCCGACGCTGACCGAAGCGCCGGAGGTGAGCGATGATGCGGTGGCGGATGAGGGCGATTACTTCGCGGTGCAGCGGCCGGGCGAACTCAAGCGCATGCCGCCGGTCGAGTGGGTCGTGGACGGGCTGCTGACGCAGTACGGGTTCAGCGTGATGTATGGCGCTCCAGCCAGCGGCAAGTCCTTCATCGCGCTCGATATGGCGCTCAGCGTCGCCACAGGGCGTCCGTGGCAGGGTCAGCCGGTGAAACAGTCTGCGGTGTGCTACATCGCCGCAGAGGGCGTTGGCGGCTTCGGCAAGCGCATAGCAGCGTGGGACGCTCACAACAACGTCAACTCCGACGACGCGCCGATGTTCCTGATCAATACGGCGGTCAAGTTCCGCGAAGAGGAGGAAGTGACCAAGCTGCTCGCCACCATCGACAAGGTGGCGGAGGATGAGGGCGTCACGTTCGGGCTGGTCATTGTCGATACCGTGGCGCGAGCGCTGCTGGGCGGTGACGAGAACAGCGCTACTGATATGGGGCTGTTCGTCGAGGCGTGCGACGTAATTAAGGCGCACACGGGCGGCGCGGTTATGGGCGTGCATCACGCCGGAAAGGACGCCACACGCGGAATGCGTGGCTCTACGGCGCTTCTGGGCGGCGTTGACACATCACTGCTGGTCGGCAAGAGCGAGGAATACGTCACGCTGCGTACCGAGAAGCAGAAAGACGCCGAGCCTATGGGTGACATCGTGATGAAGCTGACACCAATCGCGACGCTGTCCGATCCGTCCGCGGTGCTGGTGCGCCAAGACGGTGACGCGCCAGCGCCGAAGAAAAAGAAGGCGTGGAGGCCGTCCGGGCATCAGAAAATGGCGCTGAGGGCGTTTGAAAACCTCTGCGTTGATCGCGGCTCTCCGAAGGTCTCCTACCGTGATTGGGGGGCCAAAATGGTGGCGGAGATGCCCGACGCAGCCGACAGTTCGAGGAAAACGGCGCGAGATGCGTTGATGAGGGAAGAATGGATCATCTGCGTTGATGGTGTATGTTGGAAAAACAAAGAGTTAACTGGTGATTGAACGTAGAAACGAAGGTGCTGCGTTGTCGACGTAGCTCCTGCGTTCGCTACGTTCCTCCCTTAGGGGAACGTAGCGACGAAGGCTACAGCGAAGGTAAAGAAGGGAGAAAGCAAGTGGCGAAGAGACAGAGAGTGCCGAAGGGCAAAACATCGAGGGACTGGCGGTTCTATCCGTCAGAGCGAGACGCTGACAAGTGCCGTGCTGCGCTTGCGACGTATGACGCTGAGGTGAGGGCGCGGGAGGTGAAGTGGGGCGTGGACCGATTGCCGCTTCTGGTTGAGGCGGAATTGCGGGACCGCTTCTGGGCGCAGATGGAGTTGCTCAACGCGGCGATATCGAAAGGCAGCGGCGTCGAGGTCGAGGAGGCTGTCGCGGCAAC